GATGATATTAGCTAGAACCAATAAATTGTTACTTAGTATTTCAGAACATTTTTATTTCTTAGGTGTAAGATTTACAGGGAGAGCAAACAAATATTTACCTAATTCTATATTAGAAGCTTATCAAGTTTGGACAAGATTAAATCAAGGAGCTTTTGTTTCTTCTGAAGAAGCTGAAAGACTTTACAATTATTTATTAGTAAAAAAAGGACACGTGCGTAGAGGTTATTCAGATGGTAAAACCATACAACGTGAAACAAGTGTTGATTTAGATAAATTAAAAAGTGAACACGGTTTACTAATAGATGGTGATTGGAGACAATTACATTTTCCAGAAGACACGAAAGAATACATGCAAACATTATTAGAAAGAGGAGATACGTTAATGGAAAAATCAAAGATACAATTACTAACTTTGCATGGATCTAAAGGAAAAGAATGCGATAACATATGTTTATTTACAGATTATGGTGTTGAAGGACAAGATGAATTTATTTATCGCAGTGCTTATGAAAACCAAGACGCTGAACATAGATTATTTTATGTTGGTACAACAAGAGCAAAGGAAAACTTATACATTATGCAACCAACGTCAGATTATTATTACACAATAGGAGGACCAATAGTATGACAAATAAAGATATATTTAAAGGAGTCGAGTACGATTCGTTAGAAAAGCAGGTAGGTGGAAAACACTACCGATCGATGAAAATTCAGCCAGCAGAATTTATTAATGAAAATAAACTCTTGTTTGCTGAGGGGAATGCTATAAAATATATTTGTAGACATTCTGTCAAAGGAAAGGAACAAGATATAAAAAAAGCAATACATTATTTAGAAATGATTTTAGAAAGGGATTACCATGATTGATGATTTAAGATTTAAACTTGAAATACTATGGATAGATCATTCACGAAAAATATGTTTTATTTTTGGTGTTATATTGGGAGGATTATTTTTATAATATGTTTGAAGCACAAACAGAATGGATAAGCCCAGAATCTTTTCCCGATCTTAAAGATTATAAATACATAGCAATTGATTTAGAAACAAGAGATCCTAATTTAAAATCAAAAGGATCTGGCGCATTAATAAATGAAGGTGAAATAGTAGGTGTTGCTGTAGCAGTTGAAGGATGGTCTGGTTATTATTCTTTTGGTCATAAAGAAGGAAATTTTTTTGACGAATCTGTTGTTATGGGATGGATAAAAGAAATATGCGCATTACCAAGTGTTAAGTTATTTCATAATGCTATGTACGATGTTTGTTGGCTAAGGTCATATGGTGTTAAAATAAATGGCCACATTGTTGACACAATGGTTATGGCATCACTAGTAGATGAAAATAGATTATGGTATTCACTTAATAGTTTATCAATAGATTATCTTGGACAAATAAAAGATGAAACTGCACTAAGAGCTGCAGCTGATAAAGCTGGTATAGATGCAAAATCTGAAATGTGGAAACTACCTGCAATGTATGTAGGTTCTTATGCAGAAAAAGATGCAGAGCTAACATTAGCTTTATTTAAAAAACTATCTGTTGAAATTAAATTACAAGATCTTACAAAAGTGTTTGATCTTGAAACACAATTGTTTCCTTGTTTAATTGATATGAAATTTAAAGGCGTGAGGGTCGACGTTGAAAAAGCTCATATATTAAAGAACCAATTAGCATCAGAAGAAAAAGACTTGTTGTTAGAAGTAAAAAAAGAAACAGGAATAGAACCTCAAATATGGGCAGCACGAAGTATTGCCAAAGTTTTTGACAAATTAAATTTACCTTACGAACGAACTGTAAAAACAAAAGCACCTTCCTTTACTAAAAATTTTCTTCAAGAACATAAAAACCCTATAGTGCACAAGATAGCAAAAGCTAGAGAAATAAACAAGGCACATACTACATTTATTGATACAATTATTAAATATCAATATAAGGGTAGGATACACGCAGATATAAATCCTATTAGAGGAGACAGTGGAGGCACAGTGACTGGTAGGTTTTCGTACTCTAATCCTAATCTTCAACAAATACCAGCGAGGAACAAGCAACTAGGGCCAATGATAAGATCATTATTTATACCGGAGAATAATCACAAATGGGGATGTTTTGATTACTCTCAACAAGAACCAAGATTAGTTGTACATTATGCAGCTACAAAATTTAAAGGTGATGAAGAAGTTACAGAAATCGTAAAAAGATTTCAAAACAATACAGTGGACTTTCACCAAACTGTTGCAAACATGGCTAATATATCTAGAACACAAGCTAAAACAATTAATCTTGGGTTGTTCTATGGTATGGGTAAAGCAAAACTACAAGCAGAACTAGGTTTGTCTACAAAAGATGAAGCTACAAAATTATTTAATAAGTATCACGATAGTGTGCCATTTGTAAAAGATTTAATGGATGCAATATCTAGGGATGGATCTGCGTTTGGATACATAAAAACATTTGGTGGTAGAAAATGTAGATTTGATAAATGGGAAATAGCAGAGTGGAACAACGGTAAGTTTATTGCACCTATGAGTAAAGCTGATGCAGAAGCATCGTATTTTAAAAAATATCCTAAAGCTACAAAAGCAAATATAAGAAGAGCGTTTACTTACAAAGCATTAAATAAGTTAATACAAGGATCGGCAGCAGATATGACTAAACAATCTATGTTAGATTTATATCGAGAGGGCATTGTACCACACATACAAATACATGATGAATTAGATATTTCTGTAGAGTCAGATGATCGAGCTAAAAAAATTATTGAGATTATGGAGAATGCTGTTAAATTAAAGATCCCTAATAAAGTTGATTATGAATCAGGAAACAATTGGGGGGAAATAAATGGATAATTATTATGGCTTATTTAAACGCGAATATACCACCAATCTATGCACAAATAAGAAGGGAGTATTTATATGATTGTAAAAAACATCACGGCGAAGTTGAAGACTGTATTATCTTTGGTATTAGCTGTCTTACAGGTCGTGCTATCTTATGGCACGCAATTATGGAAAATGGTGCAGTCTTTTATCGTTTGCCAATTACGGCTTTTATTCAACGTGGTTTTCAACCATCATCTGTTCCACGTAAGAGACTTGATGAATTACAACTTTGGAATTCTTTTAGTTATTACCCTGCTGTTACTGATTATGATATTTTAAGTGGTCAACACGGAAAATATATAGGTAAAGATAAAAAATGGCATCACGGTAATTATCTCTTTACCATTGACTTTGCACATCCAGAGAGTAATATAGTAGACACGGAACATTCCGAAATACCGCACGAACACAAGTGCGCTCACATAATAGCCTTAAACGATGGCAATTATGCAGCACAACCTAACAATAGAATTATATGGGATTTACCATCTTTCACAGTGAAAGATAACATTCCTGATTGGAAGGTACAAACATCAGAGTGGAACGTAGAAGATTCTGGTAAATGGCAAACTGAGGATACAGATAAATTTTTCTACGAAATTGAGGAGAAAAAAAATGATTAAAAAATGGATTGTAAGACCAATTAGAAAAGTTTGGAATTGGTTAAAAAATAAGGTTTCAAATTGGGTGAGTTAATATGTGTGAATGTCAAGACTGTAAACATGACTGTCATTGTAAAAATGATTTACATGTTGATATTTGCAAATGCACTAATTGTAAATGTAAAAGAACTTATATAAAAGAAAAAGATTATGGATTGGATATGTCTTTTGAAAACGAGGTTAAATACGAATAATGGAGAACTGCAGGATGAATTATTATTTTACAGGGACATTAATTATATTAATAACTTTGTTAGCATTATTCGGTGGACCAAAAGCATGGGGTGGATCAACTCAAACAAATACATCTGGTTCTAATACAGCAATAGAAGGTGGATATACTTCTACTGCAACTACAACATATCAATCAGGATCAAGTTCTAACAGCACAACAAACAGCACAACAAATTCAAACATAAGATCAGCGCCACCATCAGCATCGTCGCCATCGTATAATAGTATGACACAAGATGTTTGTGCAGTGGGTGGATCACTTGGAGTACAGACATTTGGACTAGGAATTAGCGGCGGGAAACATTTCATAG